AGTTGTTCTTCTGAATTTCTTGTTCTTCCGCGAAGCTACGGAAGTTACGCACGCCTTTAGACTCTGGGAAAGCTTCAAAGAAGGCGCGTGTAATGTTTCGGTACAGCTCTAAAAACCTCTCGTCTCCCGTGGCTGCACACTCTTGTAAAGCAGCTGTACAAAATTGGTAATGAGCTTCCTCTACGGGAAGGGTTCTTGCAGGTACAAACCAATTAATGTTTTTCAGAATGCTTTCTCTTTCCAACGGAGCCCAAACAACTCCGTTACTAGGATTGAAACCCCTTTTCAGGTAATTCCAATCCTTGACAGGAAAAGAATCAGGAATGTTTCCACTTTTTGTGGGATCAGTCATGATTACTCCCAGTTTCCTGTCACAAAACGTTATCAAGAATTTAAGATCAAATCCCTTAACGTCGTTTGAACACATGCCGTCGTCCCCTAGTCCGTCGTAATCGTTGTCACGAGCAAAACTGTCAAGACCTACAGCAAATTCTTGCCTGATCTTTTCTTCACCGTGAAAATCAATCCACGCCAACATCAAGATCAATTGTTGAATCAATGTGTTCGTTTGCGCTGTGTCCCACCTTCCCGAGGGTAAAGTTCCGTCGATCATGAACACGGAATCTCTGTAGGCGTAAATGGGAGAAATGGTACAAGCTAAAACACGAGCAAAAACTAAAAGTACGGGATAACCTCCTACCGTAGCGTCGGAAGAATAGACGGTAGAAGCTAACGAAAGAAGAATTTGACACGAAGCCATCAAGACTTTCGAAGAGTGACTTTTGTCGTAGCGTTTAAAATCCCAAAAAATGTGATTGGTCCTTTTAGCGTGTTTTTCGTAGATTTTAGCCCACTGTTTGGACCTTGGATCTACACCAATTGTGAAGCCGGTCAACAAGTAATTCTCTTGTAAAAACTTGAAGATAGGCAGACCTATGCGTCTAGCCAACTCGTTAGAAACGGCTGGTAAAGCAGCAAAAGTCCTGATTGTTTTAGAGACCTTCTTCACTTCGTCCTTGAAATTAATGTCACAAACAATGCCGGGATTAACTCCCGCCATTAATTTGTCTAAGACAAATTGAAA